ACAATGCCTTGACCCCGCGCATCAGCGCCCAGCCAAAAAATGCCGTTGTCTAGCTTTGCCACTGAGTAGGCCGCTGCGCAGCCAATCTCATTGAACGCACCCTGAATGCGCGACAAAGGAAAATCAGCATTTCCCGCGTTGTACCAAACCTCAACCGAGTTGGTGCCAAACAGCCACAGCTCGCGGTGGTCAATGATCATGCTGACTAGCCCATCTGGTGAGCCTTCTGCGCTTGCAAAATCAAGAGGGTCAACTGATAGGCCATCTAAAAGCGTAGTCACCCAAAACAGTTGTGAGTTGGGCTGAACAAAGACAAAGTACCCGTCCAGATAACCGACCACAGAGGCACCCGGAAAATCACCATCTGTGATTTGTGCAAAAACAGTTGTTGACTTGTTATAGATGTATGAGGTGCCAGCACTTGTGGCAATGAACATCTGGGTGCCATTGTCTGCCATTGACACTGGGCCGGTGCCAGCAATGGCCGTTGCGCCACTTCTTAAAGTTGCCGTGTAAGAAGTGTTCAATGAATAGAGCGCGGTGCCGCTGACCACATAGCCAACGCCGTTATAAGTCCATAGACCCCTGATTGGCCCAGCGCCCACTGTGGCAAGCAAACTCAGGCCCGGACAGCGGGAGAAGAACGCGGCCTCTAGTCCCGCACTCTGGAACAATCTCAGGAAACAGATTGACCATGCGGTTGTCAGCCGCGTTAACACTTCGCGCCACATAGGATGAACCAAGAATTGGCGTTTTCATCAGAAGTTGCCAGCATAGATGTTGTACGCATTGCGGCTCACAACCAAATTGACAGGCATCGATATCACATCATCTGGGTTATTTATGCGTTTTAAGTTTCGTTTACTTGACATCGCAATGCGCAGCACTTGTTTGCTTGGCTCAACGCCAAACTCAGGCGCTAACTCGCAAGCCAAACAGTAACGAAATGCGCGCAAGTAACCGGGAGGGAAACTAAGCTCAGTTGCAATTGTTGCCGGGTCTTCTAGCGGCGTGACGCTGATGATGTGCCAAATCACTGCTTGCGTAGGTACAGGGTAAACGTACATCGTCAAGTCTGGGTAACCCATGTTGACGTAGCAAACTGATGGCCATGTCGATGTGACTGTCTTTACAGCAATGGCGTTGTACTGCGACTCATTGATAAATTGCACATAGTGGCTAATGCCTTGACTATCAACAAAGTAAGTTGATGTGTCCACCAAAATAGGGCGCGTACCTACAAAGGCACCAGTAGGCCCCAGCGTTTTGCTTGCGGCATTGGCTGGCCAAGTAAAGGTCTGATCGTTTGTTGTAAAAACAGACAGGCGCTCAGTACTCCAAGAATCAAGCATTTGATTCATGGCATAAAGTGAGTCTTGTGAGATAGCTGCGCTGGGCGTTTCACCCTCGGCCAAAACACCTAACAGGCGCAAAGCGCCATTGATTTGATCGCCAGCAGTAGACATGGGCAGCCTCTAAGTTCTTCGGTTGTATTTCCGCTTCACTTCCAATTGATTTGCAATCGGAGCCGCTGCTAAAACTGGCGTTTCAGGCGTGTTCAGATTGTAGCGTATCCAACCATTTTTTTCATCCGCAATTGCTTCACTTTCAGCAATGGCAACCTTGTTGCCGTGCTTGGGATGAGACAAATAAATAACCATAAAAATGGCCCCACGGGTTTTAAGCGTGAGGCCAATTGCTTTAGGCTACGCGATAAACTGGGTAAGCTGCATCGCCAGTTTTGCGAAACAGGAATTGAGCCGCGCCGCCAACGCCAGCAGCAGACCCAGTAATCGCCACAACTAAGTTGCCAACGGCGGTGATGCCGGTGCCAACTGCCATTGTGACCACGCCTGTGCTTGTGCCAATGTTGATGACTGTCAACTCAAAAGTGCTATTGGTTTTTGCGTTTGTCATTGTTGCATCAATAAGCGTTGCTGTAGGCAACGTGTAAGTGGCAGCAGTCGTTGATGGATTGCCCACCAAAATGCCACCAGTGATTTGAGCAGCAGTCAAAGTTGCCGTTGATGTTGCTGTTTGTTGTGTAGCTTGTACACCCATCGTAATTTCAGACGTATTGCCATCGCCAACTTGCGAGCCGCCGCCGATATTTGCTAATGCCATGATGTATTTCTCCGAATGTTTTTTAAATTAACCCCAGAGGCGGCAAGCCATCTCAGGACGAATGGCAGCAAAGCCATAAAGAATGTCCACGCGGGTAGGCATACGATCATTGTTAATGTCGTACTGGCGAATGATCCGCAAGCTCATCCCGTTATGAACTTGTCTGCTTGCCATGTCTACACCAGAGGGCATGATCAAGTCAGCCGTGGCCAGCGTGATTGCGTTTGTTGCATAAATCAAGTTCTGTGGGTATGCAGTAGAAGCAGTGCCAACAAACGTCACAGCAGCGTTATCAGCAGGGAATGCGTCAATCGTTGCCAATGCGTTGCTTGCGGTGTACATAGGTGGCGAAATTGCCATGCTCACCATGTCACCGCCTGAAGCAGTCTGTGCAGCAGTCACAACGAATTGTTGCAAACTACCAGTAGAGGTGCGAGTCTGTGGGTTCACTGAGAACACGCCAGCAATTGTGAACACATCGCCAACAACCACTGTGGTGCTTGAAGTCAAGCCGTCTAGTGTGATTGTTGCTTGGCCTTGTGTAGACACTGCACCATTCACAAGAATAGTTCCAGCGCGTGAGCCAACTGTAAAAGACGTAATCGACTGAGACATATTGATCTCGTCATAGCCCAATGTGCCTTCACCCATCATGCCCGATTTAAACTGCTTTGAGATGGTGTTAGTTGGGTTAAAGAAACCAGACAAGCCATTTACCAAAGCCGCATTGGCAGCAGGGTTCACAGTTGCGTAACGCGAGCCCATAGGAGTTGCCATCTCATTCAACTTTTGATTGCCTTGCAGCAATACCAAAGCAGTTGCCGGCGTAGTGCCTGGAGTGCCAATCGTTTGATAGATCGATGTAAAAACACCGGCTACGTTTGCGTCAACTGTGGATGCAAGCTGGGAGATGCGAGGCTTTAGAACGCGCTCGGCAAAGTCATCCATGCTCATGGTCAGCTCAGCACTGGTGAAGTTAACACCAATGTGGTTCTGAGTTGCCACAGTCAAAGTTGTCTTTTGCTCGTTGTCGTCTTGCACTTGCAGAGCTGCGCCATTGGTAACAAGAGCGCGGTCAGGCAAGCGAATGCGCAAGACTGAGCCAATTTTTGCGCCTTCTACGGCGAAAGAATCATCGTACTGACGATTCACGTTGCGGGAGATGACCAGATTATTCTCAAGAATTTCTAGAGATTTTCTCGTGATCATGTCAATGGTGAGAATTGAATTTGCCACAATAATTTCCTTAAATGATTATTAGCGGTACTTCGACTTTTGTTCCCACTGCTTGATTTGCCTCATTCGCTCGGCTTCAATCCATTGACTCGTACTCATAGTTTTAATTGAACGCGGGTCACTTGTATCAAAACTTTTGCTTGTACCGCCTCTGGCAGTACCGGCTTCAATTGGTGGTGGCGCAGAAGAAGATCGTTTAGTTGGTGGGTCTGAGGTCAGTTTGGCCTCAATTTTCCCGATCTCTTTGGCTTGCACAATTTGCGTCAATCTGGAAATCCGTTCAGCTTCACGGGGGTTGGCACCGAGGTAATAAGCTATCTCCGCGCCGTTGTCCGATGCTTGAATGGATTGCGCCATCACAGTCGTAATTTTCAGATCCGGGTTGTAGGCGACTTGCTGAAAATCGTCATACTTTAACCGCGCATCTTCTTCTTGCTCATGGTAGGCGTTTAAGACATCATCTTGCTGGCGCTTTGCCTCACGCTGCTGGAGAATTTGTTCAGCCTTTTGATGTGCCAGCCTTTCGGTATAGGCATCAACTGATTCAAAATTCTCTTGCGGTGGGCTGGGCGCTGGCACAGGCGCTTGCGCGGCCTGATTCTGTCTATCCCATTTTCTCTGCTCTCTGGCAAGCCTTTTGCCAATTGCCTGATCCAGTTCTTCTTGCGAGAAAACCTTCTCAGCATCCGGCGAATTTGTTTCTCCAGTTTGCACTGGATCAGTTGAAGTTACAGCCGTTGCAACTTCTTCTGGCGCGGGAACCGCTAAATCATCATTGTCCATTTTGATTCCAAGGAATCCCTGATTTAAATGAACCAGTACATTTTCTATGCGCCAGCAATGTTGTCCACTGTCCAAATCTCCACTTGTGAAGAGTCGGTCAGCTTGAACTTGTAGTTTCCAGTGTCAAGCCAAACATCGGCCTCACCTCTGGAATCAAGCACAACTGGGTTTGCATTCGCAGTTGTGGCTGCTGGTGTGGTGTAGCTAGTCTTTGGCGTGGTTGTCCCAGCGCTGTAGGTATAAAGCAGTCCACCAGATAATGGTGCGCCACTGGAATCAATGGC